CCCGGCTTCTTATTATGTGTTTGCTATCTTAGAACAAGTTAGCGATTGCTACGCGACGGTAGTAAACGTTGGTGTTAGTAACCAATGAACCATCGTTTGCAGCAGCTCCACCACGTGCGAATGGGTTTGCAACCATGCCGTAACGGGTTTTGAAGCCAATTTTTGGCTGGAAGCTGTTCTCACCAACTGCACGAACCATTTGCAATGGAACGTATGGGCAGTAGAAGAGACCTGCGTCGAATGCAGAAGAACCTTTGTAGCCAACAACTAGGTAGTTGTCACCTGCATATGGGTCAATGTACACTCTGTAGCGACCGTTTAGAACACCTGCAAAAGTATTGCCAGTATCGTCAACGTTTAGTGAGTTAGCGTTAAGTGCTGGTGTGTAGTCAAGAACACCGGCCATCTGTAGAGCAGATGCAACATCTGAAGAACAGATAACGATGTTACCTTTACCACGACGAGTAGCTTTTGCAATTGCGTTAGCTTCTTGTTCGATTTGGAACATTAGGCCTTTGAACTTCTCTACTGACCAACGACCGTTAGCATCAACGTCAAGGTCGAAAGTACCTGCAGCAGCAGTATTAGTAGCACCTACAACAGCTGTTGAGTAGATTGTGCGAACCAATTCACGGTTGATTTCCACAAGGATTTCAGACTGTAGAATGTTTGCAAGTTCTGTTTCAGCATCCAAGCCGTGAACAGCTTTAAGATCCTGTGCAAGCTCAGTTGTGTACTCAGCTTTTAGAGCTCTTGACTTAGCAGCAACGGTTACTTTCTCGATTGAGAACGCCATTTCTGCAAAGTTAGTGCCACCACCGTCGCCTAGGGCTTCAGCAGCTGCAGTAGCCATACCAGTACCTGTTGAGAACAATGAAGTGTTAGCAACGTCGCCTGGAATAGAACCGTTTTGAGTACCAGTACCAGAGAAGTTGGTAGCAGCTTCGTTGTAGAAAGCTTCTGTGCCGCCTTGGCTTGTGTACTTGGAACGCATTGCAAAGATCAAGCCTGTTGGGCCTGTCATTGGCTGAACACCAGCAATGTCGTATGCCATTAGGTTAGGCATTGCACGACGTACTAGGGAAATAAGTACTGGATCGTAACCAGCTACTGGACCAGTAGCAGTTGAACCTGAACTGTAACCAGTACCGCCTAGTGCGTTAGCTGGAGCTTCTGAAAGCAAACCGGTCATGGAAGCAGAAATGTCGCCTGATTCCATTAGAGCGCGCTCTGTGTTTTCTAGAATAGTAGCAGTTACGCTACGCTTGTGTTGGTCTGCGATTGGTGCGAAAGATGCGTGCTCAAGAATTGGGCCCCACTTTTCGACAAGCGCTTGATAGTTTGACTGTGCCATATTGTCTATCTCCTTGTTAAATAAAGTTCTATCTGGATCTATTTATAAAAATTAAAGTTTTGCTGACTTTTGTCTTGCGTTTAGGGACTCAACAAGTGCATTAATTGAAGAGTAGTCAGAAGCTGGCTTCTTAACTGCAGTTTCTTCAGTGATAATTTCCTGTTCTTCGTCAGAAACATCTTCAGCTACGACTTTCTTGGATGTAAAGAAAGATTCTTTTAGAGTAGTAAGATCTGACTTGTACTCTTCGATATCGTTGGTACCAAGCTTCTCAGAAAGGACTTTTAATCTTTCACGCTGGGTGATTGTAAGATCTTCAGTTAATTCGTCAAAAACTTTCCCAGCTTTGAGTGAAGCGATTTGCTTTTGAAGTTCAACATTTTCATTGATAGCTTCATTAGCTGTATTCTTAAGTTCTTCTACTTCTTCTTCAAGACCAGCAACAACGTCAACAGTTTCTTCGTTAACATCAATGTTATGCTCTTCAAATAGTGACTTAAGACCGTCCATTAATGACTCAGCCATTTCAACCTTAACGCCGGCTTCGATAGCAAGTTCATTTTCCTTCATCCACTCTTCTACAACGTAGTCGAGGTATGAATCAAGGTTTTCTACAATCTTCTCAACTGCTGAATCAACTGACTCTTTCATCTCTGCTTCTAGAGATTCAGTTTTTTCTGCAATGATACGATCAGCTTTTGCGGTAGCTGCTTCATGTACAGCTGCTTCAAAAACCATGGTTACTTTAGATGTGAATTCTTCTGAAAGATCCATGCCTTCAAAGATTGATGCAATTGATTCCTCAATTTCAACAACTTCTTCTACCATTTCAGAATCAGCTTCAGCTTCTTCTTTAACAGCACCTTGGCCTGGAGTTACAGAATCAACTTTAGCAGCTTTTGGGTCTACTGCTTTTTTAACATCTGCTTTTTTCTTTGGCGCTTGACCGCCAGCCGGTGTCGTTGGATCCTCAATAGTTGAGATTCCATCGTCAGACACGAACTTTTCGTCTAGTTCATTTGACATATGTTCTACTCC